GCGAAGACCGCTGATGCTCGCATGCTGGATTCTCAGACACGCGCTCAACAGGTTCAGGCTCAAATTCAACTTGACAAGCAGCGTCTGCAAATGGAAGCCGAGCAAAATTCTCCTCAAGCCGACCCATCTAAAATGATGGAATATCAATTGCGTGAACAAGAACTCCAGCAAAAGGGGGCTGATGCCTTGTTGGATGCGATCAACCGCAAGCGTGATCGGGAAAGTCGTGAGCGTTTAGCTGCTGTTAAGCTGGCTGAAAGCATGGCTCAGAACCCACAAGGGCTTGGGATTGTGGAACAAATGGTAAGCCCCAATATGCTACAGCGGCTGGAAGGGAATGAGCCTACGCTGGACGGCAGACAGACTGGAGAATTGTGATGAGTATTTTTTCTGATGCACTTGAGGCCCTTTCTAAAGCGGGAGCTGAGGGCGCTGCTCAACGGACGTTATCTCCATCTGAATTGGCTGTTATTCAAGCTAAATACCCCGGTCGGATTATTAACCCTACCACCGGCCAACCAATGGCTGTACGGGGGGCTTCAGGCAAATTTGAACCAGCAATGATGGAAGGTGCTGGTGAAGAAGTTAATGTGGACGGGACTACAGCATTAGTTCCCAAGCCAGATGTTTCTTATCAAAATTTGTTGGACAGGGCCAACGAAATTGCAAGAAATGCCGCGTCTCGTACAACTGAAGCTTTCCAGCCGCAGTTGCCGCGTAATCCAGAAACAGGCGCTGTTATCCCACGTCGTAATCCAGTAACAGGTCGCATGGAAGCTCCCACTCCAGAGTATTCACCCACTCAAAAAGCTGTGGCGATAGGTGCTGGCACAGCAGCGTCTAGTGTTCCTTTGTATCATGCTTTTACTGGTGATCGTCAGGCAGCAGCCTCAGATACTGGTGCTAAAGTTGACCCATGGGGTGAGCCCGTTAATGTAAGTGGCCCCCAGCTATTTACAAATACGGATTATAAAGGTGAGCCTATTGCGCCTACTTATGACATGACAGGAACACGTCCAGCTGTCAGCACAGCAAAAAGCGTTATGTCACGTCAGCCAGCCCCAGCCCCCGCTCCAGCACCAGCTGACAGGGCGTCTATTCCTTCGGCCCGCTCGTTATGGGATGTCTATAATCAGTCTGGCAGTGCTGCTGACTTTGTGCGTGCTTCCAATGCCCAAAAGCTTGAAGATGCCGCTATGGCTCGGGCGCAAGCTGAAACTGATGCATCTACTGCTAAAACTGAGAAACGTGGTGGCTCTGTGACATCTGATGGACATCACGAAGTTTACCATAAAGCACTGGAAATCATCCATCACATAGTGAAACAGCATGGAAAATGACGCCCAAAATAGGACCGTGCAGTTAGCTCAATCGGTGTATGATAAATACGACCCGAATAACAATATCTATGGGTCTCCTAATCTTTGGAGTAACCCAAGCGCCTATTTAAGTAAAAAAGGCGAGCAAATATCAAATATCTACAACAACACCGTTGATGCGATTAAGCAGATTCCTGAACATCCTATTTCTAAAGCATTTATGGCCGATCCAGTTGCAACATCGCAAGCAATTGGCCAGTTTGCTGTAGATAAAGCCAAAGAGGGGATTAATTGGGTTGAAGAGCACCCATCAGAGGCCGGTGGTAAAGCACTGGAGCTTGCAGCTTCCAGCACATTAAAAGCCACCCCTAATTTCTTGTGGGGGCCGGGCGGTATGCTGGACCCATCTGAGGCTAACGCAGGTGAGCCTAATCTTTACCCCAACGTAAAGTACGTTACGCCTAATTATCAAAGCGGCGGTTCAGTATTACAGCGTGCTATTGAGTTGCATAACCAGAGTGTTGATCGCATGGCTCGGAAAGATGGCGGCAAAACTTACAGCAAAGAAGAGAGCGAGTTTAAATACAATGGCCTTACCATAGGCATCCAGACATCTAAGGGCGAGAAGCGCAAGCACCACGGCGATGTCAAATTCCCTGTAGATTACGGCTATATCGGTGACACCGAAGACAATGACGACATGAATGTTGATGTCTATATGGGGCCTGACAAGGACAGCAAGAAAGCTTTTGTCATCAACCAATACCGCAAAAGCGGCAAATTTGATGAACATAAGGTGATGTTGGGCTTCAAAAATCAGGAAGCTGCCGTCAAAGCCTATAAGGACAGCTGGCCTAAGAAAAAGGCGGAAGTCCGGTATGGGAACACGTTGGCTATGTCAGTTGACGATCTAAAGAAGTGGCTGGAGTATGGAAATACCAAAAAACCCATAAAACAGTCTATTTTAGACCGCGCAATTATGCTAAGCAAGAAGGATGCTTGAGGTCGTCCAAGCCCCCGTTTGACGACACTGGGGACGCCCAGTAAACCATGGTTTAGGAGCTATTATGAACGACATGGCAAAAAAGGCGAGAGCCGCTATGAAGGCAAAGGCAGGTAAAATGTCTTCTGCCGATCCGCATGAAAAGGTTGATTCGTCAACTTGGTCACCTGACGAACCGCTTAACGCTGACGTGAAGACGGGCATGCGCCCTGTTTCCCGCCGTGCTTTTAAGGCTGGTGGCAAAGTGGCAGGTCAAAAGGCTAAGATGCATGCTGGCCGCAAACCCCGTCAATCCGGTGGTAAGGCGCTGACAGCTGACAGCCTGATTAACCGTAATAATAAGGAAGCGAATCAGGACCGTGCTGGTTTAAAGCACGTCGGTGGCTTCAAAAAAGGCGGTGAAGTTCGCAAAAAATACGCCACACAGGGCGGAGTTGATGCTGACACCAAAAAAGTCTTAGACGCCATGCGTAAATCTCCGAACAATAAAATGCCTGACACGGATTATAGCCGTACTGGCAGAGGTATGGTTACGGATGACCAAGGCGGGGATTATCAACAAGAGTACCAGAGCGGTCCTCCTACAACCCGTAAAACTGGTGGCCGTACCAAGAAAAACGTCGGCGGGACACTGTACGGCATGTCGAGCATGCCTACTTCCAGCCGTATGAGCCGCGCTGCTGGCCTTAAAAAGGGCGGCAAAGCCAAGCAAAAAATGTCCGAATTTGACTGGATTCACTCTAAAGAAGATGCTCGTGAGGATAAAATCCTTGCTAAAAAGCATCACATGACGCCCATACAATGGGAAAAATCAGCTTTGAATAAAAAGCATGACAAGCAACAATCTATGGAAGGATTGAAGCGTGGCGGTGAAGCTGATGGTGGCAAGTGGATTCAGAAAGCTATCAAGCACCCCGGCGCTTTGCATAAGCAATTAGGCGTTAAAGCTGGCGAGAAAATCCCTGCCAAAAAGCTTGAAAAGGCTGCTGAAAAGGGCGGCAAATTGGGCAAACGTGCTCGTTTAGCTGAAACCCTTAAGCGCATGCACCACAAAGACGGTGGTAAGGTGTTTGAAGGCCCAAGCTACCCCGGCAAAGTGCCCGGCGCTACTGGTGGCCGCACAGCCCACGCTTCAGGTGGTAAGGCTGGTAAAAAGCCCCACACAAATGTGAATGTCATAGTGGCGTCTGGTCACCCACAGGGTGGTCGTGACATGATGGCAGGACCTATGCAGCAACCAGCTGGCCGTGGTGTTCCTGTGCCTCCTCCTATGCCACAGATGCCACAAGGTATGCCTGTAGGTAATCCTGTCATGATGGGCGGCATGCCCGGCATGGGGACACCCGGTATGCCTATGGCTGGGGTTCCGGCTGGTCGTCCTCCGATGCCACCGGCAATGCCACGGAAAACAGGCGGTCGTGCCGTATCTTCGTATAAGGACATGACAGCAGGTGCTGGCTCTGGTGAGGGCCGTTTAGAAAAAACGGAAATCCAGAAGAAAAAGCATAAGTGATTCGCATAGTAGTCACTGACTCTGCGAATTGGGACGGAGGCATTAACCCCCTTGGTGCTTCCGTCCCTACCATACAAGGGGAACCGTAGGGGGCGGTTATGTTAACTAATACTGCGCACTATCAAAACGTGCTGACCAAAATACTAGAAGAAGAGGTTGAGCGGCTCAAAGATGCCCTCACAACTCTATATTCCGTTCCGAACTTTGATGTTTCGACTTACCGTCATTATGTTGGTAAGATTGAAGGATTGCGCTTAGCTATAGAATATATGTCTGAAGCTGAGTCGATCATTTTAGGTAAAAACAGGGGGTAAGCATGCCATTTATGATTATGGAACATGAAAATGATCCACGTCAGAAGCTTTTAGATGAGATTGGTGATGTTAAAGACTTAGAAATCTTCAACAATCAGCTTTTGGTCGCTGTGTATATTCGTCCTCAAAAGACGAAAAGCGGCATTTATTTGACTGAGAAAACCACGGATGAAGACCGTTATCAGTCAAAAGTTGGGCTTGTGATTAAAATGGGGCCTGACGCTTTCAATGATGACACTGGTCGGTGGTTTAAGGGGATGAACATCCAAGTTAATGACTGGATCGTTTTTCGCCCATCGGACGGCTGGAACATCACAGTCAATAATGTCCTGTGCCGTATGATTGATGACGTAAACATCAAAGGTAAGGTCGTTCATCCGGATCAGGTTTGGTAAGGAGATAATTATGTCTGACACAGAAGGTAAGGTTGAAATCGACCTTAGCCAAGACACGCAAGCACCCGCAGACGCAATTAAGGTTCATGAAGAGGAGCCTAAAATTGAGGTTGTGGATGAAACTAAGCCTGTTGAGGCCAAAGACGATGGCATAGAGAAAACCCTTAAAAAGCTGAACAAAAAGCTTGAGAAGGAGAAAAAGGCTCGTAGCGAAGCTGAAAACATGGCTCGGTTGGCTCAGGAGCAAGCTGCTGCTGCTGCCATGGAGGTCAATGACAGCCAGCTTCATCTGGTGACAGGAGCTATTGAGAGCTTAAAGCGCGATCAGGAAATCTTGAAAGTAGCTTTAAAAGAGTCAATGGCGAGTGGTGATTACGACAAATCTGCTGAGCTACAGTTTAATTTGAGTGAAAATCTCAAGAAACTGACGGATTTAGAGTATGGTCTTAAGGAGATGAAGGCTAACCCTCCCAAGCCAGTTATGCCTGTCCCGCAGTCTCATGATGCTGTTGTCGAAGGTATTATTAACCGTCTGACACCAAAATCTGCTAAATGGCTTAAAGACAATCGGGAACACATCAAGAGTGATAAAGAGCTGCGGATTATGCGTCGTGCGCATGAGGATGCGGTTGATCGGGATATTCCGGTTGAATCTAAAGAATACTTCAAGTTTGTTGAGAAACGGATGGGTATTCGCAAGAAAGAGAAGTCAGAGAGCAATCCTGAAGGGAATATTGATGCCATGTCAGACGCTTCAAAAGGGCAAAAGCGACAATCGTCACCCCCAGCTGCTCCTGTCACCAATGTGACTAGCAGCCAAAACTACCGCAATGGCACGGCTACCCTAACCAATGCAGAGGTGGAGGCAGCGCGAATCAGCGGTGTGTCATTGCAAGAATACTATCGCAACAAGATGCGAGAGCAGAACCGTCTCAACTAAGGAGATTTAAATGAGTGAAGTTCAACCAGTTCGCGCTAAGGGCCGCCCTTCCAAGCAAGCCCGCGTGCAACGTCTATTAGAACAGGAGCAAGTGGAGGCCGCTGTAGAGCGTCGTCCTATGCGTCCTGAAATGCGGGATGAAGATTCCCGTGCAGCAGCTGCCCGTAAGGCGGCTGAAATCCGTGGCAACTTAGGTGGCAACATGGATGAGGGCACAAATCGCTTTGATGCTCCTAATCCTCCACCCGGTTGGATATACGAATGGAAGCGTAAATCTGTTGCAAATCAAGAAGATAACAGCTACATCACAAAACTGAAGCGCAAAGGTTGGGATGAAGTTCCAGCTGATCGTCATCCTGAAACCATGCCTATTGGCTGGTCAGGAAAGACAATTGAGCGTGACGGCATGGTCTTAATGCAGATGCCCGCAGACATTGTAGATGAGCTTCGTGACATTGATTACAAGAACGCTACAGGCCAAGTTCGCGTAAAAGAGAACCAATTGAACGCAAGTCCAAACGGCACTTTTGAGCGCAATAAGTCCACTGTGACTAAAAACTATGAGGCTATTCCAGTTCCCAAACAATAATGGGTGCTATGACATAGTGTCATTTATGAGGGCCGTGTCACAGCGGCCCTTTACTTTTGTGTCATGACATAGTAATTATGTGTCATGAGTTAACCTCTGGCTCCCCCGGCGTGGAGTCTCATTTATCTTCCGGTTCTTAGTCGCCCCGGCGTGCGATGATGGACTTCCCTGTAAAAAGGAGGCTCCGTTATGGCCAACACAAATGCGCCTTTCGGATTCCGTCAATACAAGGGTAACGGTTCTGCTCCAACTTATGAGCAAGTCGCTGTCCTTATTGATTATAATGCTTCTGCCATTTATTACGGCGATCCCGTAACTTGGCAATCAGACGGCACTGTTGCCCAAGCTGCTTCAACAGGTGCTACACCTGCTGCTTTGGGTATTGCTGGTATTTTCAATGGCTGCCAATATCTCAGCGTTTCTCAGAAACGTACTGTTTGGTCGAACTATTGGCCCGGTTCAGACGTTGCTTCTGGCAACTATGTGACTGGTTACATCATCAATGATCCCAATGCTCAGTTTATCGCGCAAGCCGATAGCACTGGCGTTGCTTACCCAGCTGACATCAATGCCACAATCGGCTTTGTTATTGGTACGGGCAATGCTTCAAACGGTCTGTCAGGTGCTTATCTCGACACGACCACCATCAACACTGCAACCTACAACGTGGACGCACCGTTCAAGATTGTTGGAGTCTATCAGCCTCTAGTCGCAGGTTTCCCTGGCGCTTATGCCAACGGCCAAGCCTACGATCAAGCTATTGTGATGTTCAACAACGTTGTAACCCGCAACTTCAGCGGCGCGTAAGGAGTAAGGACCTATGGCTGTCAATCTCAGTTCCATTAAAGACCTTCTCCTCCCCGGCCTCCGTGGGGTTGAAGGCAAGTACGAGATGATCCCATCTCAGTACGACAAAATGTTCACCAAGCATGACTCGAAAATGGCTCTCGAACGTACCGCTGAAATGCGTTACTTAGGGCTTGCTCAGTTGAAAACTGAGGGCGGCCAAACCGCTTTCGATAACAACGCTGGCGAACGCTATGTGTACAATCAAGAGCATGTCGAAATTGCACTTGGGTATGCAATTACCCGTAAGGCAATTGACGACAACCTCTACAAGACACAATTTGCACCATCTAACCTTGGCTTGATTGAATCATTCCAACAAACTAAGGAAATCTATGGCGCCAATGTGTTCAACACTGCAACCACATACAACTCAGCAGTTGGCGGTGACGGCGTGGCACTCTGCTCCACAAGCCATCCAATTGACGGTGGTACGGTTGCTAACACACCAGCTACTCAAGTTGATTTGAACGAAGCAACACTGCTTAACGCAATGATCGCTGTTCGCACCAACTTCAGAGATCAGGCTGGTCTGAAAACATTTGCTCGCGCTCGCAAGCTCATCATTCCTCCTGCATTGGAGCCAGTTGCTATTCGTCTTTTAAAGACTGAATTGCGCCCCGGTACAGCAGATAATGATGTTAACGCAATCATGTCGACCAGTGGCGGTCTGCCAGAATCCTACATGGTGAACGACTTCTTGACTTCATCTTATGCATGGTTCTTGCTCACCAACATTGACGGTCTGTCATACATGGAACGCGTCAAGTTTGAAACCGATATGCAAGTCGACTTCGTGACCGATAACCTTTTGGTTAAAGGCTACGAGCGGTATTCATTCGGATATTACAACTGGCGTGCCATCTATGGTAACTTCCCAACCAGCTAATACGGCGTGCCTCTCATGTAACAGTGAGAGGCTCCTAAACACAGGAGAAAAAAATGTCCGATATTAACGGTGGGTTTTACCCGAACAACAACGGTAGCCCGGTTCAAGCCGGTTCTACTTTTACTGGCCCTTTGATTGCTGGTAATGTCATTCACTCAGATGGCACGGGTAACCTTGCCGCTTTGGGTGGTACGACTGGTACGGCAAACGCTGGCTATGCTGTGATGGCACAATCTGCTGTGGTGACACAAGCAAGTGGTGCTACTACGATTGTAATCCCTGCTCAGTCGCAAATTCTCTCCATCAACTTGATGGTGACAACTGCGTTTACTGGTGCAGCAGCTACTTTCTCCGTTGGTGCAACTGCTGGCACGACTGCTGCCACTGCATTTTCACCTAACACTGAAAGCGCCGCATCTGCTGGCTTGGTGGCTATTACGCCTTCCACTGCCGCTCAGATTGCAAACTGGGATAACGTATCAAACAGCACGTTCCAAACTGGTGGTCCAAAAGACGTCCAGATTTTGGTTACTTCCGCTAACACTGGCTCTGGCGTAGGCACACTCACTGTGACCTATCTCCAAGGCATCAACAACGCATCGTAGTAGGAGGCTCGCATGAAGGGTCGTAAACATCGTGCATCTGGTGGCGTTAACGAAGCCGCAGAAGATGCAAAGCAAAAAGGCAAAAGCTATACTTATGATAGCAATGTAGAAACTGAAGCTAAAGCCCGTAAACGTGGCGGCAAAACTGTTGCTAAGCATGGCGAACATGCAAAGCATCACGCTGGCCGTAAGCCACGCAAATCTGGTGGCCGCACAGGTTCTAATATGAACCCGCTGTCATCTGCTGCTAGTGGCAAACCTGCCGCTGGCCGCAATGTAAGCGGCAGCATCAACGACAACTAAGAGTTGTTAGTTGGTCTGATATAGCGGGGGCATAAAGCCCCCGTTTTACCAAAAGAGGTTATTATGACTGGGGCATGGACACGCAAAGAGGGTAAAAGCCCATCTGGTGGCCTAAATGAAAAGGGCCGTGCGTCGGCTCGTGCGGAAGGTCATAATCTTAAAGCCCCCACCAAAGACAGTAGCAATCCTCGTCATAAGTCATTTTGTGAGCGTATGACGGGCATGAAGCGCAAGATGACTGGTTCGGCTAAAGCGGCTGATCCAGACAGTCGAATCAACAAATCGCTTCGCAAGTGGGGTTGCCATGGCTAAGGAAAAAGCTTTTTGGGAAAAGAAACTTCCTAAAGAACACCACTCTAAACATTTAACGCAGAAGCAGCATCAGTCTGCTAAAGCACGCGCCCGCGCCGCTGGCCGCCCCTATCCAAATTTGATAGATAATGCTGCTGTTGCTCGTATGAAAGGTAAGTAATTATGGCAACTATTTTCCAAACAGGCGTAACTTGGCCTTCAATTACGCAGAATGGCAAGCACGAGCCTTTTGAGCTTCAAGTTGCCCGTGGGTTTATCACCAACCACCAAGTGGTAGAGATTTTTGGTTACAGCACGACGATTGGCAGCACGGCCCTTGGCCCAGTATGGGAAGGTCTGACTGCTTCTGGCGGCAACTATGTATATCCAAGTTCCGCAGTACAAATGACGCTTGTCAGCACGTCGGCATCCGATACATCGGCGCTTTCTGTTGTCATCAATGGGTTGGATGCAAACTACAACGTTCTTCAAGAAACCATTGCTTTGAACGGAACGACCAGCGTCACTTCGGTCAATTCTTATTACCGCATCAATAGCATGGCGGTCACTAACGGAATTAATGTTGGCGCTATTTCGGCGAAAAATGGCGGTACGTTGTATGCTCAGATCAATGCTGGCATCGGCCAAACGCAAATGTCTATCTACACTGTTCCCGCTGGATACACTTACTACCTTGGTTCGGTTCAGGCTAATGCCGACATTG